AATATCTACATTAATTGTTACTTTAGCTTCTGCCATTATTTACTCCTATATATTATTTGTATTTTGTGGTCTACTTGAATTTGACCCTTCCCTTGTTTGCTGTTGCACACTATTCAAATTTCTCGATGCGTCTGAAGCACCAAGTTGGTCTCCCACACCCTTAATAGTTCCCTTCGATGGTTGATATGGCCCAAGGTCATTATTTACGGTTGTTACACTCTGATAAATTTCATCAATTTCACCATCAGTTAAATCTTGGTCTCTTGTGATAGACTTCACCAATTTTGGAATATTTAGTGTAGCTCCTTGTTGTGTTGCCATTTGCATTGTAGGAAGTATTACCGCAGTAGTTATTTCTATCAACTTTCTCATTCTAACATTTGGATTCATTCTCTGCATTGAGTAAGGAACAACTTCAAAATTATAATCCCAAAAATCTCCTTCTCTTGTATCCGCCGTAACCCTAACAGGTATTTCACCAACTCCACCAATTCTTTTAGAAATTGAAACATCCATTAATGGGTCAGTAAATACATAGTACGCCATTTTGTGCATTATACTTTTAGTTACGTTGTGAACAGCAGCAGACATATCTTCTATTCCTGCTGAGGCATTTGCCAATAACATTTGTTCTTGTCCCAAAGTGGGTGAATCTGCTTTTAATCCTGAAATCAAATTAGCGTTACCCATCTGTTCAGACCATACTCCCTGTAACCATTGAACCCAAGTATATGATGCTTCGGCAGTTCCACCATATTCAAGTTCCTTAATTGCATTTATATCATCTACCTTTACTGAACCACCATCAGTAGTATTTTTTATATTGGTAGCATCGTCAGAGGCATTTCCTTGATATGCCAAAACTTTTCTTTCCCTATTAGCCTGACGTGCCATTTTTCTTGTCATTATATTTATTAAATAATGTAAATCTAAATTTGTGTATAATGGAGCTATTGGAATTATACTCTCTGGAAACTGCATAAAACTAAGTGTATCATACGGCCCCAATACTGGCCCATTATAATCAACAACCCTGAGTGGTTCAGTTCCCATTCCCTTTGGGGGCATGGTCATTAAAATATTTTCAGAAGGAATATACACTTCAGCAGCTTTACAATATGGTTTAAGGGTTCCCCCTATATGTTTACTTCCTCCCTCTGAAATTTTCTTGGGTGAATTCTTATCCCATTCTGAATAACCATCTACCATTTTGTCATAGTTTTTATATAGTCCTGAATCAGTTATGTAATCAAATGGAACATAAAACCAATTCCCTTCAAAATCTGCTTCATCTCTACGTCTTGCAGTTGTATCAAAAAAATAATCCTCCGGGTAAATTATATCACAAAATATTTGACCCGAATCATGGGTTACTCCAAAAGCATCTTTTATCTCAGAGCCACCGGGACAAATGCCCGTTTTAAAGATTCCCATATAAGTTAGGGCATCAAGAATCCCTGCTCTCAATGTTTCCCCTAATTTTATTTTTCCTATTAAATGATTCAATGTAAGTCTCAGGGTTTCAGCATAAGGGGCTAATTGAACAACCCTTGCTCTTGTCATAGCCTTTGGATCTTGTGAAACCAGTAAAGGAAGTAAAAGGTTTATTGCCCTTGACACCAAATTCATTGGGCATCTTGTTCGTTGACCTTCTGAATAAAAACCATTACTGTATTCAGTTAAAATTTCTGTTCTTTTATCTAAACATGGTTGAGTTATCCTTGCATTTTTTTCAATGGCTTCATGCAACTTTGTAACTATTGTTCCACTTCCATCTAAGGTTTTTCCGTCTGCCATTACCATCTCCCACTTTGTCTTAGAGGTTCTCCCCAAAATTGTTTCTTTCGGGTCTCCTCATTTTTTCTTTGTTCCATACGCCAAGCAAGAGAACCATACTCAGCTTTTGGTGTATCTTTATTTTTAGCTGCTGCGAAATCCAACATTCCCAAAACACAAAGACCTGTGCCTATTACTCTATCCCCATGCCTTTTTCTTGCACCAGAGGTTTCATCAACTACTTCACTTGAGTTCAATTCTCCCGAAGAATAAAATATATACCCATTTAATTCATTCACTACTTCTTCAGAACGTATGATTATAAATTTATGTTCTGGCTTTTCTTTTATGCCTTCCTTTAGAGCAATTTGTAATTGCTCAAGCATATCTTCTTTACTTCCATTCGGGCCACCCGTATTGTCCCATCCATATATGTTTAATCTTTTTCTTGATTTTGTCTGTTCTGTAGTTTTTGTATAGACATGTGTATACCCATTTTCAAGCACCCTTCTTCCAAAATTAATCCCTTGTCCACCAGTTCGTTCCCAAATTAGGAATGGGTCTTGTGTTCCACCTATCCAAAGACATAATGCTGTTACCAAGTCAGCAAACATTTCAGGGGTTTTATCAGCACATACATACTCACCTACTTCTTCTCCTGTATTTGCGTCAGTAATCATTGCAGTAGAGTTTGAAGCTCCTGTTCCAAAGCCTATATCACACCCTACTATGTAGTTGTGCGTTTGATTTGGTCTATTATTAATTAATGTGTCATACCATCTAAAATTACACCTTCCTACCTTACTGATAAATGTTCCCTGTAGTGGTTTCTTTTTTTCAGTTTCAAAAGAAATGTCCCCTCGGTATCTTGGGGGTTTTACATAATTTACTCTTATTTTTTCATTTATGATGGGGTCAAAGAATTGGTCGGACGCACCTTCTGGATTCATCCACAGGTTCATCATAATATCCCTCCGAGTTCTTCTATCTACTTCTCCATCAAACCAAGGGCTTCTTTCTTTTCGAGGCCACTCTACATCCTCATCATCTGCATAATGAAGTCCTTTATTCTTTTCAGGATTTTCCCACCAAGGTAATGTAATTACTTTCGTAGATTTCCTTTTCAATGATTTATTAAATATATGTCCTGCTCCGTACCAATGAGTTGAATTATATATGATGCAATCACTCACATCCTTAATTGTATCATCAATAGAGGCAGCTAAATTTGGCATCACTCTACCAAATTCATCAAGTATTAATGCCGTACACCTTTTCCCGGCAGCAAAATTTTCATTTGTGGCTTCCCCATCAATGGTAGAGTTTATATCTAAGTTTCTTATGTGTTTAAAATTCCTTTCCATGTGAAGTCTTTTAGTAAGCCAATTAGGTAAAAATCTTATGGCATAATCTATCTTCCCATACAGCGTAGAAGGGTCTCCAGTTTTATCCACCAGTTCTTCAGAACGAGAGCCAATTATAAAATTAACATCTGGGACAAACAAAATCATTAGCGTTATATACTTCATAAGAAGTTCTGTTGCACCTTCATCTCTGCTTTTATTTAAAGCAATGTTCTGTTGCCAATTTACATCTCTTATGCCGTTTACCGCTTTAACTTGTGATGGCCTTGCAGACACAATGAAAGGTACATTCATTTCCCCTATAGGTTTTCTTGGGTTATACGTCCAAGCAACAAGGTCATAAAATATAATGGGGTTTAATTTCACCATACTTATAAAATCTTTTTGGGCTTCTTTGTCTTTTGCCAAAAAATCATGTAGTTTCATTCTGAATAAAATATTTTTCCTTACTGTTTTTGGATAAGATTCTATAAATAAGTGTATTTCATTAGGCAATTTAATGCTATCCAAATTAACCCCCCTTTAAATAATTTATGGCTTTTTGTAGCAATTTATAAGAATCCTTAAAATTTCCCAATCCCACATTACAACCAAAGCATAATAATCCTCATTCAATTAACTTATTTCTATCTCTGTAAGGCATTTACTCATCCCCCACTACTTCCTTAGATTCAACTTGCTTTCGTTCTGTTCCCATAGATAACAGCTTGCCAGCAAATTCTCTTATTTTATTTGGCTCTACATCCCCAATTACAGCCAATATGTTTTGCTCTGTCGAAACTGGATTCCGGGGAAAATCTACAGGAAGTAGATTGTTAGCTAAAAATGTCATTAATGTTGCATTTCCCTGCTGGTGTTTCTTATGAACAACTACCTTATCAGGCACTTTCATTAGTCTTTCCCTAACAAGTTCAGTCAATTCCTCATCATCCTCAACATCGACCATTTTTGGAAGTTTATAAGTTATGTCCTGCTCCTCGTAGTCATATCCCGTAGCTGCTCTCATCATTTGAGCAACCAGAATTCCCTTTAAAATCTTCTTGCCTTCTGCATTGGCTTTAAATAAATCTGGGTAACGCTGTTTCCAGCTATGAATTGTAGACCCCTCAACTCCTAAAACAATTCCACAATCGACTTCAGTAAAACCTAAAGCAACAAGATTGCGGATTATGGGGATTGTAGGGGTATTGACGAATTTAGCGTCTTTTCGTATCTTATTGACTCTTGGTTTTTTCTTTTCTGACCACTTCGGCATAATCGTTACATTCGTTATAATCGTTACAATCGTTTTCCAACGAGTTTAGCCAAGTTAAAAG